CTTAATTGCAAAAAATACAAGCGTTCCATTAGTCTTTGGTGCCTCTGGTGTAACAAAGATTATACCTAATGCAAATAATGAACCATCACTAATTCTTCCTGGAAAAGGTTTTTTAAATAAGGTTGGTCAACACAAAGAATATACTGTAGAGTTTTGGGCAAGAATAAACTCTGACGCATTTGCTCCTAAAAGAATTTTTGGTCCAATTGCTTCAACAGATGGACTTTATGTAGAGGGAGGATTTTTAACATTAGTTATTGGTAAAAAGTTTTCTTCACACTTTGTTGGTGAGTGGTTTAGACCAATGCTTGTTCATGTGCGTATTATTAGAAATTCAGCAACAGTATTATTAAATGGAGAAGAAGTTATATCTTTAATTATAGATACAGATAGCCTAGAACTTCCAACAAAATATGATATAAACAATAAAGATCAAGATTGGCTAGGATTTTATGCCTACACCGATGTAAATCCTATTGAGGTTGACTGTGTTGCAATTTATTCTTATCAGGTTCCAGTGACCGTTGCAAAACGTAGATGGGTGTATGGACAGGGAGTTCTTTCTCCAGAAGGAATTAACTCAGCATATGGTGGAACATCAGCATTTATTGATTATCCATTTGCTGACTATACTGCTAATTATAATTACCCAGATTTTGCACAATGGGATCAGGGTACATTTGATAACCTAACCACAACTACTACAACACTTACAACTCCACAGTATTCCTTACCAGAAATATTCTTATCAGATGAAACACTTGAAACGCTCTATACAGATAACCTAGACATACAAGATCCATTAGATAGTAATTTTATAACCTTTAGGCCAAACGGCTCATGGAACAACGTTCAGTGTTATTTTAATTTCCCAAGATTCAACATCTTAAATAATCAAATATCTAACATCTATGGAGTCTTTAGCGCATCAGATATAGCGGTAACTCAGACACTGTTTAAAATATATAATACTTTAACTGGAAACTATTTCTTGGTTCAACAAGACGAAGACCTTATTACCTATAAACTTTATTTTGGCGGGGTAACAGAAACACTATACTCATATAGCAGCCTTATAGAAGATGAAAAGTTTGCTGCAGGAATTAACTTAAGTACACTTACTTCTAATTTTGGAGAAAATGTTGCAGCATTCTTTGGAAATCAAAATGGGTTAAAAATATATGTTGGTGGAGATGAAATAGCAGCAAACACCTTTAAAGGAAAAATATATTCATTTGGAATGTCAACATCCGTCAATGCTTCAGAAATATCTTCACATTTTACAACCTCTGGTTTTGCAATAGAAGAAGATGCGGTAAGTTTGCTGGCACATACAGCAAGTTATACATTACTTCCATCTCAGGCATATGAAACATTCTTCTTAGACATTGGAGTTTCTGGATACTGGGAAGACTATCTACCCCTATCCTATTTTGCTCAATTTGTTACAAACGATATTGGCAATGAGTTTTATGACTTAGATTTTTTACAATTTAACTTAGGCTACCCATCACCATCAAGATTAACAGAAAAAGAAACAACATCTTCTTGGACATACGGAACCCTAAGAGATGTTTATTCAAATCCAACACAAAGAACATACTCGCAACTAGATAATAATCTATTTACGGGATGGAATAACTATGAAGACATGGCTCAGAGAGCAGCAAAATATTATGAATACGATACTTCAGATGCATCAGTTAAAAGTTATATAACTCTTCAATATATAACAGAGGGAGCCAATGCTCCACAGGATAGTTTTACTACAATTGAACCAGCAAAGCAAGGATCAATCATTGATATTGATTTATATCCAGATTGGCAAACAACCAAGTTTGAAGTTGTAAACAATACTTTAATCTATCCTACAAAAACTGTTGACTTTAATGAACTTGCACTTGTTTACCATTTGGAGTTTAATGTAAGAGGAATTCTAAGTAAGCCAATCTCTTTGCGTAGATTAGAGTTAGCATCACAAGCATTAAGTGATAACTCCTTTAATCCTATTGGCACAAGATTTGGCGTTGACTTATTTCCATACAAGAGATCAGGCATATATTATGACTACAAATCAAAAAACCCATTCAGCATTTATAAAGGAAGCACCCCTTATCTATATCTAACACGCAACTCTGGCATTGAGGTTCGTGGAGACTTTGATCCACTTGTTAGCCGTGGCATTGCTGTTCCAATGAACCAATCGCAGGCTGCAAACTATAGCGTTAGCGCAATGCAAATGTGGATGAGATATGATGAAGATACATTCCCATCAACTCCAGTAGAGTTATTTGAAATTGATTATAAAGAAGATACCATAAAGTTTTATATTGTTGCTGATAGCGAAAAGGGGACCAGAGCAAAGATATTTGCTAAGTCATTGCTCACTGGACTAGAGTTTAATGGATTGACATATTACCTAAACGGAACTCTTGTTAGAGAGCCAGTGTTAACAGTCAAGGAGTGGTCTGTTTTAGGTCTTGCATTTGCAGAATCCCTTAACCTAGATTACTACCTTGGTGGAATTAATCTAAATGGTCCAATGATATTTAATAACGTAGCCTACTATCAAGCAAACAATTTGCAACAAGTTCAGAGAACATTAACAAGGCCATGGCTAAGAGTTCAAACTGATGGGGTTACAAACTTTCAGTGGAATTACTGGAGAAATAACTTTGTTTGGGAAGGTGTTCTCGTAATTTCAGCCTCAGATGCATATGGAGTTAATCCATCAGACATTTATAAGACATATTTAGGAACTAATAAGATTATTATTGATGATGATGGCGGTATGAATATAGATCTTGACAGATTAAGAATCTATAACACTGTTTCTTGGCAGACCACTACCAACACAGCCGTATAATCTGCTATACTTGTGGTTATGGAATCGTTAATTAACCCAAAAACTGGTAAGCCATATGTCAAAAATGTACGTCGCAAGGTAATTGAAAAGCATTATGACTGGGGTTTATATGTATATAAAAAGTCAAACGGTAAGTGGTTTACAGATGATGAAGGTTCAATCTTAAACATACCTGCTGATCGTGGAGATCTTTCAAAGATTTCTGAACTCAGAAGCGCAGCAATATCACATGGAGATGATGGTGAAGGCAAGGCGGTTTTTGTTCCAGGGCTACATAGAATTAGCGAAGAAGAGTATTCAGAACAAAAGGAAAGACTTAATGCTGGTTTGATTCCTTCAATGAACGACCTTGGTGCCTGGCATGCAGCGCAACAAACACTAGACAAACATGGAAGAGATTCATACGAAAATGGCTGATCAAGAATATGTACGTGCAGGATTAAACACGCAAGAACGTGATGACAATATTTTTAAATCTCAAGATCCTTTTAATAAACCTTGGGAAAACTTAAAAGATTATGATGGTCTTGATCAAAACTTCCGTCGCAGAACAACTCGCAACATGTCAAAGTACGTTAATCCAGAAGGTAATGAAGCATATCTAAATGCTGCAAATGTAACTCCATCAGGAGTTGACTCTGGATCAAAACAGATTAATCCTGGAACTGTATATCGTAATGGATACGGTCTATTTGATGTAATTACACCACCATATAATATGTATGAGTTGGCTAACTTTTATGACACATCTTTTGCTAATCATGCTGCAATTGATGCCAAGGTAGAAAACGTTGTTGGTCTTGGATACCGATTTGATGTTACCGATAGAACTATGCTACGTTTTGAAAACAATGATGACCAAGCAGCAGTTGATCGTGCACGTCGTCGCATTGAAAGAATGAAGATTGAACTACGTGACTGGCTAGAGAATCTTAATGATGATGACAGTTTTACAAAAACAATGGAAAAGGTTTACACAGATCTTCAGGCTACTGGAAATGGATTTATTGAAGTAGGAAGAACTGTAACTGGAGAAATTGGATATGTTGGTCATATTCCAGCAACTACTGTTCGTGTTCGTCGCCTTCGTGATGGATTTGTTCAAATTATTGGACAAAAGGTTGTTTACTTTAGAAACTTTGCTGCAAAGAACCCAAACCCAATGGGAACAGATCCACGCCCTAATGAGATTATTCATCTTAAAGAATACTCTCCATTAAATACATTTTATGGAATTCCAGATATTATTGCAGCAATGCCATCTCTAGTTGGAGATCAACTTGCATCTCAGTATAATATTGATTACTTTGAAAACAAGGCTGTTCCAAGATACGTTGTAACCCTTAAGGGAGCAAAACTTTCAGGGGATGCAGAAGATAAGATGTTTAGATTCCTACAGACTGGACTAAAGGCTCAGTCACACAGAACCTTGTACATACCACTTCCAGGCGATACTGATACCAACAAAGTTGAGTTTAAGATGGAACCAATTGAAAATGGCATCCAAGATGGCTCATTTAAAGAGTATCGTAAGCAGAACCGTGATGACATTTTAATTGCTCATCAAGTTCCAATGTCCAAACTTGGTGGAGCAGATTCTGGTGGAATAGCAGCAGCATTATCACAGGATCGTACATTTAAAGAACAGGTATCTCGTCCAGCACAGAGACACCTTGAAAAAATTGTCAATAAGATTATTAAAGAAAAGACAGATATTCTTGAACTTAAGTTTAACGAACTAACCCTAACGGATGAAATAGCCCAGTCACAAATTCTTGAGCGATATGTTAAAACTCAGGTTATGACTCCAAACGAGGCTCGTGAAAAGTTAGACTTGCCACAAAGAGCAGATGGCGATGAGCCATTTGTTATGTCTCCACGACAAGCAACTGACGCTAGAGCAAATTTAGCGGGTACACGTCAAAGAGATGCAGAAAGAACAAATAATAATTCTGACTCAACTACTACAGTGTCTGGACGCAATCCACAAGGTGAAGGCAGATCGTCTCAATAGTTGAGAAAAACTTATAAATAAATGCTATAATAGAAACGTTATGTTAACAAACAAGGCTCATTGGGTAACTGAAGGTGACAATGTTCGCCTCTCAATGCCCATCGGAAAAGTAGATATTGAACGCCGTATGGTGTCAGGCTTTGCAACGCTTGACAACGTGGATAAGCAAGGCGATATTGTAACAACAGAATCCAGCGTTGAGGCATTTAAAAACTTCCGTGGAAATCTTCGTGAAATGCACCAACCATCAGCAGTTGGAAAGATTGTTTCATTTAAAGAAGATAAGTACTTTGATCCAAGCGACAAGA